GTTGTTGCTGGCATAAACAGCTCATCATCTGAAGTGAGTTTGCTTACGTCAAATATTTTTATTGATTTATTTGTTTCGCTCATAGTCATATTGACTGTTATATCATGAGGCCCATCTGTATATGTCAATCCAGCTGTGTGGAATGATGGCATGTCACTTACTACAATCAACTGACCTTCTAAGCTATTTATATTTCCACCATTGTTAGTTACAAATGCAGAACTACTCAGTCCACTCCATGGAACTGTGTACACTGTTTTGTTGTCTTCACTATGGGATTTAGCAGAGAATACTACAGGTCTATTATCTGATCCCATCATTAGTTTCAAACTTGCACTAACTGTTCCGTTAGTAAATCTCTCACCTATTAGCTTCTGCATTAATGGGTCATAAGCAGCAATGCTAGTCCATATCTGTTCCCTTGCTTTTTGTTCTGTATATATTTGATCGTTGTTAAAGACTTGAGTTCCTATAGTTCCGAATGTAGGCTGTCCAGCAATAGTTCGTTTGGCTACATAACGAACACTCGTATCCGAAAGTTTTGAAGGGAAACGTCTTACAGTAAAACTCGTAACTAACTTATCAACTGTGTTCGCAAATATAGCAGCGGTTAATCCGGTTGTATAGTCAACATAGTCAGCCTTTGTATAAAGCTCATAGCCTCTTCTCCATCTAGCCCATTTGCTATCGATATTATATTTTTCAATGGCAGAACGAGTAATCAAAGTACCGAACTGCCGATCACTTGGATATGATCCAGCAGCTCCAGTCCCAGTGCCTGCTTTCGCACTTTTACTTAGAGGTTTAAATCTAAAAGAATCTACCTTTCCAAAACCATTGTTCTTTCTAGGCATATTATTGTTTAATAGAATCCTCCTTGAATTCCTACAACTGGTGCATCAGTAATACTTGCAGCAGTTGATTCAATAGCAGCCCAAAGGCACTTACCTTTAGGTACGTAAATTGCATTAAGCATTGCTTGCTGATCCGCAACACTACCGTTTGCAACTTGTGGTACAGGTGCCAGGATTGTAGGCATTGCTGTGAAATACGTAAGTTCGCCTTCCGTAGTCGCTGATGTTAATCTTCCAATGAATCGTGCATTCTCACTTCGCAGGAAGTCACTGTCAACCGTTATATAAAAGTTGACTTTATGTGCATTAGATCCTGAACGTGAAATACAGTAAACAGATTCAAGAATAGCTCCATCGTTTGCTGTGCAATCAAGGAACCTTTTTGCCTGGTTTGTACCACCAAGGTCACTCTGTGGAGCTGATGTATTACCAGTCACGTTTGTAGTTAGAATCTCAAGCTCGTGGAATACTCTATCTACAAGTAACGGTTGTTTATTTGTTGCTGTTGAAGCCATTACGCTTTACCTCTCTTTCCGGTTTTCATGTTGACGCCTTTACCTACCATTGCTTCTGCACTTTGAACGCCTTGTGGCGCTACTGACATTGAATTAGTAAGCAGGTCTTGTGGTCCCATTCCATCAGGAGCTACTCCAGGCATTCCTGTAATTCCTAGTGCACTTGCAAATAATCCTCGCTTACTTGCATCAGCAAATGCATGCTGGCTTTCGAGCATTGACTGTGCCATTGGATCTGGTGTAGGTGCTGCTTGACCTGTACCCTTTTGAAATCCGGTGCCACTCACCATGTTCTGAGGTTTGCCTGAAGCTGGTGCTGGGAATGAACCTCCCAACTGAATGGGGTTTACCATTCCAGAATCGCCATATGGATATTGGTTTACTCCTGACAGACTACTTGGAACTAATCCTACTTGTGCATTCATAGGATTGTTATTCATAGGTCCACCAGGGACATATGCGTTATTCTTAGCTACTTTAAATCTGTTGGGATCAAGAAGCGAAATCTTGTCCATTTTTGATTTAGCCATAAAGCTCATCTCCCCTTTGTACAGGATTATTTAAGTTGGCAAGGTAACTCTTGCCTTGGATGCCTAATGCTAATTTCTGCTCATTCATATTCATGGGTGTATCACCCACAGGATTAAAAGGATTAGCTCCACCATGCTGTGCAAGAGCAGCCTTTAATGAGCTTTGATAATCATTTTCCCTACTGTTTGTTTTATGGGGATGCCATCCGCCATCTACAGGAATTTGTCTCATTGATAATGTAGCTACATCTAAAACTATTCTACAAACTAGCGCCAGGAACCTGCTAACCATAATCTAGAGCCAACAGATGTATCTGCTGGTCCAGGCAGAGCCATTACATATTCTCCTCCTGATCTTTCAAATGCATATCTCTGCACGTCTGGCCTTCTATAATTTGGTACGTATAGTGATTCTGCGAGACGATCTACTTCTCTCAAATATATTTCACGGAAATATGAATCACCCTTGAGCGGGTCTGATGTGCTGATCTGACGTTGAACATCACCTGTAATAAATTCTTGTCTTGAAGGGTTAAGCCTCGAAGTTGTTCCCTCTAAGAAATCATCAGGAATTGCTGCACTTGCTTTCCAAGCAACGTCGCAACGCTTTAGGTGATAGATAATTTGATCATGCCAGTATTCATCTGGAATAAGCGCCATTGCTTCTTCCAGTTTCCCACGGTCACCAGCTGGAATTTGAGCACCAGAGTTGTAGCCTAAGTGATACCTTGTACGAGATTTGTCGTATTCAGAAAGCTGCATCAGATAATTCCCGACTGCATCATTTGACCTTGATTACTATATGCCTGAGCCAATGCGTTAGCTAATAACTGCTCATCTCTTGAGTTAAGAGGTTGACCCATAGCGGCTTTCGCAATGGCTTCAGCAGCTGGGACTGTGTTGTTGATCTGGCTTTGGATTCCATAACCAGCGCCACCACCTAAAGCGAATGCACCAAGAGCTAATCCTGCAGGGCGTTTCATTGCCCTGAACATTCCCATAGGTTTTTTACCCCGTACTCTTCTACCTAGATTGATAGCTGAGTTTGCTCCTCTACCAACAAGAGCACCTGCAGCAGCTGAACTAGCTCCAACGCCCAATCCCATAAGCTCAGGCGATGGTTGCTTTTGTTCTTCCAGCATTGCTTGTAAAGCAAGCATCTGCTCCTGCTGAGGTGTAAGCATTTATAAATTGCCTAATTGTTGCTAGTACTAGTTTAACTAATAAAAATTAAGTCCTCTTCAATCATTTGATCCCAGTTTACTCTGGGGATGTTTTCAAGCTGTTTAAGGTTTGCAAAACGTTCCCCACTTAGTGACATACGTAATTCAATAATTCTTTTCGCCGTTGTGTAGCCAACACCGGGAAGCCTTTTCTGTATCTGTTCAGCTGTTGCTGCGTTCAAGTTTAAACGAGTATCTTCACTGGGTACTGCTGACGGAGGCGGAGCATCTTCTTCCGATACCTCTAGTACAGGCACATTGATTTTAGTAAGTCTTCCTTTATCTTTGTCATAAGGAACTAGCTGCTCAAGTGTCATGTAAACGATATTGCCTCCGCCATCTTTAACCATTGCATATTCTTTGTCTACTTTGCTTAGTAGCTCTACAAGTTTTCCAGTTTTTTGATCTTGAAATAGATTGGCAGACATTATATTCTGGGGTACATGCTTTCATTATAGTGACATAAAAAAAGCGCCTCCGGGGAAGCGCTTGTCTTATTATCTGATTGTTATCAGTTAGAAGACTGGCCAGATTCAGTCGGATAAGGCAGTGCAATATCGTCTGAGGTCGGGGCAGCGGCGTCTGCATAGAAGCAGACTTCAAGGATGATTGCAGCTTCTTTGGAAGCATCAATCTTGGTAAGGCCTGCACCACCAACGGTAACACCAACAGTGGTGTTAGAAGTGATTGCGTTGGCTACGGTATCCATAACGAACGGGCTAGCAATACCGCCTTCTGGGAATAAACCAGTAGCAGCATCAACAAGGTTGCCGAGCGTTACACCACCAACAGCAGTTGCGTTAGTAGTGATGGTCGAAGAGCCTGTGCCTTTGAGGTTTACGGTGTTAAGTGAAACACGGTAAACAGTAACTCCAGATCCACCAACATCTGCACCAGGCACCACAAAGGGGCGATCCAGACGCGGCTTGTCATCTTGACGCTTGTCAGGAGACAGGATGTTGACGGTGTAGTTGCCAGTTGCAACTGTACTTGTGTTCTCGGGAACCACGTAGGCTCCAATTTGCTGGAAGAATGCAACGCCAGGAATAGCAAGAGCACCCTGCTGGCGATATGAATTCAGACGAGAAACATAATTACCGGGATAGATGAGGTTATTCCACGGCAGACGAGTTGAATCTGCTGTTACGTCATCTCCAGGTGTAAAAACGATGTCAGCCATAGTTAGTTAACTCCTATCAATATACGAATGAGTAACCAACCGTGATGAAGTCCTTATTAAGTACTTCAAATCCGGCGAACAGACTCCAGATCATGATGATGAATCGTGAGAAGTCATCATTGTTGTTCAGGAGAATCTGAGCGTTGTTGCCACCGATGCCCACACCGACAGCCTGAGGGCCGAAGAAGATGAGCTGAGCTGCGTTATAGGTTGCACTACTACCAGACACGTCAGTGATGGTTGTGGTGTATTCCTGAGCAGGGAGGTTGGTGGACTCGAACCAGCGGACACCCTCAAAGAGGAATCCGGTTGGCATAACGGGTTGACCAGCAACGAAGCCAGCCTGTCCGTAGGCAGGACCCATGCCTTGGAAGAAGTTTGCGTTAGGACCTGAGTTCGGCTGCATGGGGTTAATCATGCCTTGGCCGGGATAACGAGCGATCTCGCGGAAGTCGCTGTTCTGACGCAGGTGCATCATTGCAGTGGGGTCCACAATGCAGCGGTAGTAACCGTCAGCGAAGGTCGGGACGTTGCGCTTACGCATGTCCTTAACAACCTGCAGAAGGTCAGTCTTTACGTCGAACTTGGCGGATTCACCAGCGGCATAAGTAGCAACAGTTGAACTGGTGCGGTCCTTGCCGAGGGGGAAGTAGTAACCACCTTGCTCTTCTGAAGCTTCGCCATTGGCGTCAGCTTTCAGCAGTTCGTTGGCGAACACACGGTCGCGCCAGCGCCTGTAATCATCGAGCAGGGTGAGGGATCCAATCGACTGATGAAAAACGTTCAGGTTGCCGGTATCAAGCAGCAAACGCTGAGCAGTGATCAGGGTCTCACGAGCGACCTTGAAAGTAGAAGGCTGGGTGGAATCACGCTGGTCAGCAGGACCGGTGTATTCACGCAGGGTCACAAGGACCTTATCCTTCACGATGTTGCGGGCGGAAGCAGATCCAAGAGTTTGATCAGCAGTCCGCTCACGGGACTCCTTAGTGCCGGGCTTACCCCAGAAGCGGTAACGATCCAGCTGCACGGTCTGTCCGGGCTGCTTGCTGAAGTCGTGTACTACCACAGGCTCAACTGCCATCTCAATGATGTAGGCAGGATGAGGACGGTAAAGTTCTGCACCAAGAAGCTTCGGAAAATCATTATCAATCCACATGGATTAATACTCCGTAAGCTAAAAGGTTTATAGGCGACATTCGACTTTGTCGCATATACCGATATTAATAATTCTAGCCTAGAATATTATCGAGTACCACAAAATCCTATGGAATTCATAGATAGCAATGAATGGGTGCCTGTTCATACATTATCAGGGTACGAATGCTGTATTGAGTACTATGTCAGCAAGCACGGTTATGTCAAAAGTACTAAAGGCCAAATAGAAAAAGTACTAAAGCCACGTATTAATAAGAATGGATATGCTCAGGTAAATTTAACTCAACGCATTGGAAGACGCAAAACAATTACGGCAAATGTGCATAAATTAGTTGCATTAGCTTTTTTAGAATCACCAGTTGCAATGCCTGGCAGAGGTAAGGGTTGTAGTCGTATTCTTCATGTTGACGGCATCAAACATAATAATTCAGTTTCAAACTTAAGATGGACTAAAATAAAGGAAACTGTTTCGTGAAATCAATGTCTGATAGTTTAGTGCTTAAAGGTGTTAAAGGTATTCAAAAGCATACTGGTAATGAGATGCAATTAGCCTTTTGTAAAAGAGGCGGTGATACTCATATGCTTAAGCGTTGGTGGACTAATAGCCCCAAGAATATCGTTTATATTGCCTGTACTGTTTTTAATGTAAGTGGACCAGATGGTATTGTGAAACTTGCAATCGAATCTAAAACTGATAGTCAAATCAAAATTGATTACGACGGTAACTATAATTTTACGTTCAGTGGAATTAACCGAGTAACTAACGCAGCTCTGTTTACTGCAGACTTTAAACTTATTGAGTACTACCAAATCAGTTCTGGAGTTGGTGTAGCACCTAAGATCGTTCCTGGCGAAATTGCACGACCTACCTTTATTGGTGAGCTTGCAGTTTCCGGTGGTCCTGACGAATTAAATGTAAATACTAATTCTGGAAATATTGAAGTTTCCCTTTCTGGAAATGCTAATGCAGTAACTTACGCTTGGAGTAAAGTAAGTGGACCTGGACAAGCAACGTTTACCGCTTCTAACCAAGCCAAGACAAAAGTCAAGTTTAATGAGGAAGGTACTTATACAATCAAATGTACTGTTGCATCTTCAGATTCAGGTTTAACTGATAGTTCACCTAAGTCTGTAAACGTTTCTGGTATTGTTGTTTCTTAATTCAAAACACTAGATGGGGCAGGGTTTTGCAACACTCTGCTCGCCTTGGCTATAAATCGTTGTTCAATTTCACGTCGATCTAAAAGATTATTACCGATAGTGCATGTAACATTATATGGAAGTCTAGCGCTCTTTCTAGCGTGGAATCCTATATAGAAAAAGTCTGTAGTTCGTATATACATAGTGTCATATGGATGCTCCTCCCTTTCTCGGGTATATAAAGTAACATCCAAATAAGAATCTACGTATTTATTGTTTGTACCTTTATTGTCTATCTCAATGCTCATAAAGCCGTCAACTAAAGGGCTTATTCCGAATATGAATAGTGCAGGATCAAATGTGTTTAGCGGAGTAATGTCTTGTGAGTTATCTCTTTCTGCTTGAGTAAAATCATTTGTTGTGCCTTCGTTTATTTCGTTCAATACTGCAGGAAAGTAATCTCCTTCTGACACACCTTTGTCTGCGTTACTAAGCCTGTAGTCAACGTCTATATTCACCTTAATAAAATGGTTCTCTGAGCCATATAGGCCTACAGAATCATTAAAATTTAAAGTGAAAGGTATAACCGAAATATTTGTTATTTCAGGACTTGTAATACTAGACCCAGTGGCATAGTTTAACTTCCTTGTTGCTGATAGTGCATTAGGATTTGTACTATCGCTTCCTCCGTAAGTTAAATGTATTTGTTGTACCTGTTCGGTAACGTCCATTGATCATATGCTTTTTCTTTATTGTAAACTACAGATACTCTGCGATCTGATCACTCGAAGCTCTTAACGACTTAAGTGCTTTGTGCTCAAGTGTTCTTACGCGATCTCTACTCATATTTAGAATCTGACCAATTGCTGTCATAGACATTGGTTCAAGAATATCATTACCGATTCCATAGCGCATACTAATAACTGCTGCTTGCATCTCAGGCAAATCGTAGATCAAATCTTTTATATCTTCTTTAATGCACTTCTTCTCTAGAAGCATGCTTGGCAACTGACTTTCGTCTTCAAGCAGATCGATTAAAGCTGTATCTCTATTCTCACCAATCTTTATTTCAAGTGATGTCGGCTGACGTGCCTTACACATTAAATCTTTGATCTCATCTACTGGCAAATTCAAATGATCAGACAGTTGGAATACTGTAGGCATTGAGCCATTGATTTGAGATAGTTCACGCTGAGCTTTCTTTAGTTTATTGAGATTCTCGGTGATGTGGATGGGCAAACGAATTGATCTACTTTTTTCCGCAATTGCTCTTGTGATCCCCTGGCGTATCCACCAATAAGCATATGTAGAAAATTTATAGCCACGACCTGGATCAAACTTTTCGACACCTCTAACTAAGCCAATAGTTCCTTCTTGAATTATATCCAGTAACTCCATGTTACGCTTGGTATATTTCTTTGCGACAGAGACAACAAGACGAAGATTAGCGGTAACCATCTTGTCTTTTGCTTTTTCTCCATCACGTATCTCCTTTCGTAATTGCTTATCTGAGATGCCTAAAACTGCTGCTAGTGAGTAGTTGTCTTGGATCTCTAAATCAATTTTACTCTGTTTAATATGCATGAGCCTTTGAACTTTACGTCCTAAAAGGATCTCTTCATCATGCTCTAGCAAGGGCACTCTTCCAATGTCTCGAAGATATGCACGAACGCTATCGCCTGAAACTTTTGATTGTGGCATATTGATTCTTCACTGATACTTAACTCTAACAGTATTGTTGTTAGTTATCAACCGTAAATTCTGGCAAATCTAATGCTTTCGGTAGGGTTTTCACCACTCTCTAATGCTTCTACTGCCATGGCTTGTGCAGCATGTTCGTTGAATCCTTTTGACCTGTAATTCTCGTAATTTCTTTCGTACTGTTCAATTCTGCTATCTACATCAGTACCGTGAGTCATCATCTCAGCAGTAAGCTGATTAGCAGCTTGATCAGGCATTCCATCAGAAGTTAAATGCTTCCAAATGGTTTGGAACATCTCCGGCTCTTGAACGCAATCTCCAGCTTTTCTATTGATCACGATATGTTGCCTAAACTACTTATTTTATTGTAGTAAAAACTATATTTTTTAGGCCAAATTCATTTGATTCGCACCTGCAGTTGCCCTAACGGCATCTAGCAGTTGTAGCTGTGCATCTTTGTTTAATGCACCCATTGCAGCAACATATCCGTTTTCAGGAAGCAGTCCTTTGGTTTCCATGAAAGTATTTCTAAAAGCAATTCCTTCTTGAGTATATCTATGAGCATCGGTAGCCCTTGCTGCTTCTAATGCTTTATCTCTTCCAGATAGCTGTGCTTCTAATTGTGGTTTAGAGGTTCTTAGATTCTGATCGTTTCGTTGCGCTGCCTGATTAAGAGCTACATACTGCTGAGACATAGTAGATCCAGCATTTGAAAATCCCATTTCATTAGGAGTTCCTGCAGGAGCTTTTTCCCTATTTGATAAGTCACTACTTAAGTTTAAAGCAACTTGAGCAAGTTTTGTATTCATAGACCCTTACACTCAATATTTATATTGTAAGGGATTACTTCTGTAACCCCTTACTGTACTTAATCAGATGTCCTGAACAAGCATCTTGCTAGCAATTGCCTGAGCCGGAGCTTGTGACAGGTACTTCCAAGCATCTTCTGGATTCTGATCCATCATCTGGCTGAAGTTACCCCAGAACTGATTAGCAGGATTTCCTGCAGCTTGTCCTGGTGTAGGCATTTCCATCTGAGGACGTTGGAAGTTGGCAGGTACTTGACGCTGCATTTCCTGTTGATTGATTTCAGCAGCAAATTCTGCACGTGCATTCTCTTGGAATGCGACAGCTTCCTCCTGTTCAGTAGGAGTTGGATACGGGCCATTAGGACCGTAGAAGTCGTTCACATAATCAGCCAGGATGTCAGGATCCGTAAGCATGATGTTCATTGCATTGCGCTCTTCCTGAGCAGCACCGAATGCAAGGTTGAACTGAGCAGACTGCTGTTGTCCGTTCTGTACTTGCTCGATTAGTGCATCCTCTACAGCACAGGCGTACTGATTAAGGAGTGCTGGAGCTTCTGCACCGAAGTGCTCAAGTACTTCAAGACTTGCGTCGCTTATTTGACTTAGATACCCGTCGCTGGCCACCTGTTGGGGCTGATTGCTGGGTGCCGAATAAGTTTGCGTTGAAACTTGGGGACTGTATGTCTGGGCTTGCGAATACTGGGCTGCTGGCTGTGCCTGCATTGAAGCCCATGGATCCTGGATACCCGCCTGCGTCGTTGGGGTTATCTGTGATTGATAACTGGGTCCCAGGGCTTGGGATGGGCTGCTGGTATTCAGGGATGCGCTGAGAGCCTGGAACGCTTCCTGCCATGGATTCCCCTGAGGTGCCGAAACCTGCGGGGCCGCTGTTGGCTGGTAAGCCAGGGGCTGCTGGGTTTGAGCCGGTGCCTGGCTTGTTGGGGCCGACGCCTGGTAACTCATACCGGCGTTGATCGCGGGGCTTGCTGCCACGGTTTGCGCGGGCACGGTCGCCTGCACTGAGGGTGCTGGGGCCTGGCTCGTCACTACTTGGTTTGTACCTTCCACTGTAACTTAACTCCTTACGTAAAAATTCAAGTGATCTATATAAGAACCCGGTAATGTCTAGTTTCGGGTCCGATGCAAGTGGCATGTTGGGCACTTGCGGATGAGGAATCTTATAAAGTGTTCCTAAAAGATTGATAAATTGGCCTAAAGACTGTTGCGTTTGTTGAACCATCCTGAATGGATAGCCAGTTAGCATGGCAGCTCTTTCTTCTTCCGTTTTATTTGGGAAGAGATAAGTGAGAGCTTCTAAAGAACCAACGCCTGCTTCTTGAAGGTTGCGAACAACAATACTATTATTTAGTATGTCTTGTGCGCTTTCTTCAAATACATCGCCGGTCCATCTCCAACTAACTCTAGTACTACCGTCAGGGACTAATCCTGTAACGCCTGGAGGCATTGCTCCTGACTCAAGTGTAGCACGCAAGGCTATATCTCTTTGCTCAATAAACTTAGCTTGGTCCTTCTCATATTTTGCTCTTGCTTTATCATATTCAACGACATCATCATTGTAATCTTCTTCTAAAGGTATTTCTGGTTTTGCTAAACCTATTGATGTAGCGAATGAAGTCAAGAATAAATATTCCTCATT